TAAAGTTTTAAGTGAGATATGGTTTCCTACAATTTTACATTTTTGTGATATTAACAATTATGAAAACTTAAATAAAACTTGGTTAAGAGAAATCCTTAAATGGAGAACAAATGACCAAAAGGGTATTGTTCGTTCTAATTCAAGAGGTTGGCACAGTGCAGTTGATATGCATATGAGAAAACCTTTTATTAATATGGGTGTTGAGTTTTTAAGAATTGCAAATGTAATTGGTGAAAGATGTCAATATAATTTAGAAAGACTAGAACCAGTTATTGACAATATGTGGGCAAATGTTTCTCAGCATGGTGCTCACAATCGTAATCATACACACCCAGGTTCTTTATATAGTTTGGTATATTATTTACAATCACCTGATGATTGTGGCCAGATATGGTTCACAGACCCTAGACCTGCAGCTATAGCTGTTCAGCAACCCTTGATAAAACAACAAAGACCAAGAGAGTTAATGAATGATGTATATTGGGCACCAATGCCAGGTAGAGTTATTATGTTTCCGAGTTGGTTACATCACGAAGTGGAACCTAATTTATCTGAATTAAGGGGTAACAAAGGTCTTCGTATTAGTGTTTCAGCAAATATATCTTTTCGTTTAAAAGAAGGATTAAAACATGAAGAGGAAAGAAAGGGCCATGATGCAAAAGGTATTCTAACAGCAGATGGCACCGCAATTAAAAGTGATTAAAAATTTGTAATGTTTTCTTTTATTATAAATATTGAAAGAAAAGGGAAATATTATGGCAATTCCAAATTCAAAGAGTACTTTCAAAGAATATTGTTTAAGAGCATTAGGAAAGGGAGTTATTGACATTAATGTTAGTGACGACCAAGCAGATGATAGAATAGATGAAGCTCTTCAATATTATTTAAACTACCACTCAGATGGTGTTGAGAGGGTTTATTTAAAACATCAACTTACAGAAGCAGAAATTACACGAATGAAAAGTAATGAAACAGCTGTTACTGCAACAGACCTAGTTGATTCTTCGATTACGGCAGATTGGTTACAACAAGAAAATTATATTCCTGTGCCTGATACTGTATTATCAGTTAATAAAGTTTTTCCAATAACAGACCAACTTACAACAAATATGTTTGATGTAAGGTATCAATTAAGATTAAATGATTTATATGATTTTAGTTCAACCTCTATTATTAATTATGAAATGACAATGAGGCATCTAGATTATTTAGACCATATTCTAACTGGTGAGATGCCAATACAATTTAAAGAACATCAAAATCGTTTATATATTTATACTGATGTAGACACTAATTTTAATGATACAGAGTTTCTTTTAATTGAATGTTATCGTAAATTAGACCCAGATACTTATACAAGTGTATATGATGATATGTACCTCAAAAGATATGCAACCGAATTATTAAAAAAACAATGGGGTGCTAACCTATCAAAGTTTAATGGTGTTGCGATGTTAGGTGGAGTTACAATGAACGGAGAACAAATCTATTCACAAGCAATAGAAGAGATTCAAAGGTTAGAAGAACAAATTCAACTTCACCATGAATTGCCAATAAACTATATGATAGGATAATTTATGTCGGTTAATAAATTTTTTCATACTAGCAATAAACATTCTATTGCTACAGAAAGAAGTCTTTATAGTGATTTAGTAAAAGAGGCTATACAAATTTATGGTCATGATGTATTTTATGTCAATCGTACTTTTGTAAAAGAAGATAGTTTATTTGGTGAGGACACACTTTCTAAATTCACAGATTCACAACAAGTAGAAATGTATATAGAAAATGCAGAGGGTGGTCTTGAGGGTGAAAAAGAATTAGTTTCTAAATTTGGCCTTGATATAAAAGACGAAATTACTTTTGTTGTTAATAAAGAAAGATTTCAAGATTTAACTCATCAAGTTTCAATAGAAGTAGGAACAGACTCAGAGGCTGGTGGTTCGATATTACTAGAAGATGCAACAGTAGAATCTAAACTTGATGTTGGTGCTTCTTATATTGTAACTGAAGATACTGTAACAGATGCAGACAGACCTTTAGAAGGTGATGTAATCTATCACCCTATTCTTGGTAAATTATTTGAGATAAGTTTTGTTGACCATGATGAACCATTCTTTCAATTAGACAATAATCCAGTTTATAAATTAAAATGTAGAACCATGGAATATGGTAGTGAAGATATTAATACTGGTATTGATACTCTAGATGCTATTGAAACTGATAGTAGTTTAGATTCTTTAGAATATCAATTTACTTTAGAACAATCAAGCACATATACTGAAAATTTTGCATTAGAAGATAATAGTTTATTATTAGAAGAAACTGATGGTGATAATATCATAACAGAAACACAATTTGGTGGAGTTTCATTACTCTTAGAAACAAGTGATACATATTATATGAGAATAAATAATAAAACAAATACTTTAGAAGATGAAGAAATAATTATAGGACAAACTTCAGGTGCAATTGGAAGAGTAAAATATGTAGGTACTGACCAGATTGATTTTGAATATGTAAGTCATACTTCTTTTGAAAAGGGCGAAATTATAAAAGGTCAAACATCTGCTTCAACTGCAACTATACAAGAGTTAGAAGAAGAAAATCACTATCTAATTAACGAAGACTTTAGTATTGATACTATTGACGAACAAGCACAAAACGAATTATTTGAGAATCTAGATAATACTATATTAGACTTTAGTGAATCAAATCCATTTGGTGATGCTGGGAGATTATAATGTTAGGACAACAATTTTACCATGAAACAATCAGAAAAATGGTTGTTTCTTTTGGAACAATTTTTAACAACATAAACATTGTTAGAAAAAATAATGCTGGTGCGACAGTTCAAGCAATGAAAGTTCCACTGGCCTATGGCCCTAAACAAAAATTCTTATCTAGAATTAGAGAAGATGCAAGTTTAAATAAAGCAACTGCAATTACATTACCTAGACTTGCATTTGAAATTCAAACAATATCTTATGATTCAACTAGAAAATTAAACAGAGTTACAAGAATTAAAAAACCAAGTAGTAAGGGTTCATCTAAGATGGATTCACAATATATGCCAGTGCCATATAATATAGATTTTTCTTTATTTGTAATGGCAAAAAATGGTGATGATGCCTTACAAATTTTAGAACAAATTTTACCTTTTTTTCAACCAGAATATACAATTACAGTAAATGATAATTTGGATATGAAATCAAAAAGAGATATACCTATTGTTTTAACAGGTCTTGATTATGAGGACAATTATGAAGGTGATTTTACAACAAGAAGAGCAATTGTTTACACATTATCTTTTACTGCAAAGTTTTATTTGTATGGTCCTGTTACTTCACAATCTGTTATTAAACAAGTTCAAGTTGACCAATATACAGATTTACCTGATACTGCACCTAAAAGAGAACAAAGATATGCTGTTACTCCAGAACCAACATCTGCAGAGGCTGATGACAATTTTGGGTTTAACGAAACAACTTCTTTTTTTGAAGACGCCAAAAATTTTAATCCAGAAACTGGACTTGACGAATAGATAAATAAGAGTAGGAGAATTAAATGCCAATAAGAACAATCGTTGATAGAGCAATAGAATCAGCAGAACATGGTAATGGTGGTATTTTATTAAATGGAACAGATGGTTCATCTTCAAATGCTAATAGTTTTTTAGTTTTAGATGCTAGTAAATCTGCTACGATTGATGTAAATGAAAAAATTGAATTTGAAAAAGAAACTATTGCTGAAGAAAATATTGAAAAACAAACCATAGTTGATTTTAAAACAAATTTTGATGCGATAGAATTAGAAAACGAAGATGGGTTTTTATTAATGGATTCTTCTGCATCAGGTGTTGATATAGAAGATAGAATTGTTTATGATGCAACATTTGTAGACAGAGTAGGATTATTTAATATTAACACTTTAGGTTCTGGTGGCACTGCACTTAAAGTAAATACAGGTGCTACTGGATTTGAGTTTGGTTCAGCCGGAACTCATGAATTATTAGAAACAACAACAATATCCACAAATACTGGCAATGTTACATTTTTAGATATGAACACTAGAGGGTTCAATGTTTATATGTTTGAAGTAGAGTGTATGCGACCACAAACTGATAATACAAAACCATCTTTAGTTGTTGCTGGTACAGATGGAACGATTGACACAGGAAGTATCTATAACTATTGTGCAAAAGGTCATACCTCTTCTGCCTCTGATATTGATAACGGAAACAATACGGCGACTGCTTATAGAATTTTTGGTGATTCAGTTCAAACAGGAAATGAAACAGATGAGGGTTGTAGTTTTAGAATGTATATGTATAATGCAGCCGATTCAGTAAAGTTTACACAATTTCATTGTCAAGGTATTTCAGTTGGTTCAAACTATTGTGTTGCAATGACAAGTGCTTGTAATGTTTATGAGGCAAGTGTTGTAACAACAGCTGTAAGATTTTTGTTTAATTCAGATAATATTGCCGCTGGAACATTTAAATTATATGGAGTAAATTAATGACAAGATATAAAGTAGAAGTTAGAAAAGGTCAAACTGTTAGAGTTCCGTATACAACTGAAGAAGAAACTGCAAGAGATGCCGAAGAAAAAGCATGGAGTGATGGCACTGCTTCAAGAAGAATGACAGAATTAAGAAAACAAAGAGATGTATTACTTGCTAAAACAGATTTTTATGCTTTAGGTGATGTAACAATGAGTGATGAAATGAAAACATATAGACAATCTCTTAGAGATATAACTTCTCAGACACCTACTGATGATGCATTGAGTAATATTAATTGGCCTACAAAACCTTAAAGGACAATGATATATGACACAGACAAAGATAGGAAAAGATGTCTTAGATAATTTAGTATCAACAGACAAAATTACTGATGGTTCTGTTACGACATCAAATTTAAATCCTAGTGTTTTTACAGATATTACTGGACCTCAATTATCAGATACTTTAGATTTATCTAGTAAGACTCTTACTTTTTCAACACCACAATTAACACCTCAAATACCAACAGCAGGTCAAGATGAAAATGCATTTAATATCGGTCTATTAGGATTTAAACAAGCAGTAAGTGAAGGTCTCACTATCTTTAATTTAGTAGATGGCGTTGTTGACGAATTTCATGACGAGGGAGGTGTAGACACACCAGAAAATTCAAATGCAGCTTATGATTCATCAAGTGATTTTTATAGTAATCAATCAGGCCCCAATCCTGTTCCAGCAAGTACTGAGAATACATCATATACTTCCGGTACAGGTGACTATACAGCTGATTCTGATACAACAGCAATAAATGTTCTAGTTATTGCTGGAGGGGGTGGTGGTGCTACAAATCAAAACTCTGCTGGTGGGGGCGGTGGTGCTGGTGGTAGAGTTTTTACCCCAAATCTTCCTGTTACTGGTGGGGGAACATATGAATATGTCGTTGGTGCTGGTGGAGCTGCAGGTGCAGCCCCAATGGTTAATGTAGGTGTCGTAGGTTCTAATTCTACTTTTGCTGGTACCACTACTGCTGTCGGTGGTGGGTATGGTGCAGCTGGAACTGGAGTTGCTGCTGGAAATGGCGGCTCTGGGGGAGGCGGTGGTGCAAGAGGTACTGCTGGTGAGGGAACAGCTGGTCAAGGTAATGATGGTGGTGGTTCTGGTCCAGGTGATGACGGAAAATCTGGAGGTGGGGGAGGGTCTGGTGCCGTTGGTGCTATATCTCCTCAAAACAATTATGGTGGTGCTGGAGGTGCAGGTACAGCAGATACAATAGCAGATGGTTCAACCTCGGTAACAAGAGCTGGTGGAGGAGGAGGCGGAGGTGCTTCTGGTCCTGGTGGAGCTGGTGGTTCTGGTGGCGGTGGTGCTGGTGGTACAACAACTTCTTCTAATGCGACAGCTGGTACAGTAAATACTGGTGGTGGCGGAGGAGGAAGTGGTGGTAATGGTTCTGCTTCTGGTACAGCAGGCGCTGGTGGTTCTGGTATTGTTGTTGTTCAAAAATTAACTTCATTAACAATAAATACATCTATGACTTTAATATCAGATACATTTACTGCTAGTGCAACACCAAGTAAAGCAAGAATAGTGGTGTTCGCAGAATTACCAGATGGCACAGGTGATTTTACAGTTTCTGTAACTAGAGATAATTCAACATATAATGCTGCCACATTAACAGATGAAGGTTTTCAGGCAGGGTCTTCTGGTATTAAGATATTTTCAGGTAGTACTCCACTCACAGGTACAGGTTCACCACAAGTTGCTTTGAGATGGAAGATAGTGGGGTCGTCATTAACAGGTAATAATAAAATACACGGAGTATCATTACAATGGGCATAAAAAATGAGTAATAAAACAAAATTAACAGATGAAACTTTAGGTAATAATACAATTACAGGTCCTAATCTTGCACCTGCAAATTTGACAGATGCAGACATTAGTCCAAATGTGGGGTTAAATATTACTACACCTAATCTTGCAAGTTCTTTAGATTTATCATCAAAATCATTAACACTACCTAATTCATCTTTAGCACCCTTTACAGTTAATTCTGCTACTCAAGCATTTAATATTGGTTTATTAGGATTTAAACAAGCAGTTAATAATGGACTTACAGTTTTCAATTTAGTTGATGGTGTCGTAGATGAATTTCATGATGAAACAGGTATTGATACACCAGAGAACTCTAATGCGAGTTATGATTCAACTGATGATTTTTATGGTAACCAATCATCTCAAAGTATTGAATTATTATTAACTACAAATAATGCATTTTTTTCAAATCCATCTCATGCACCATTAGTTACATATAATGCACAAGTTGTTGGTGCAACAGAAGCACAAGCAATGGCAGATACAACGGCACCTGGTTCAATGGATTCTGACGATAATTACTACAAAGCAATGCAACTAACAAGTTTTGCAACTGTTACTTGGCCTGCAGTAGCAACTGAAGTTACTGCAACAATAGTCGGTGGTGGTGGTTCTTCCCTTTATGCACCAGTTAATCATAGTGGTGCTGGTGGTGCAGTCAAAGCCACAATTAGCGACCCAGAAATGGCTAGTGAAACTTGGGATATTATGGTTGCTGGTGGTGGTTATGTAAGTGATGGTGAGGGAAATCCAAACTCTCAATATCCTACTGGTGGTATTGGTGGAGGAGGTATGGGAGTTCACTCAGCAGGCGGGGGTGCATCGGTTATTTTTAATGGTGAGGCAACAATTAACCCAGGCGTTTTTTATGGTGTTGATGATACTGCTCCATCTCCATTTTCAAACCCTTATGGTTCTCCACCTCAAGGTATTGGTTATGGTGGAACTGCAACACCTGGTTCTGCACCTAAAACTGTTCTTGCAATCGGTGGTGCAGCTTCAGAAGTAAATAATGCGGAAGAAGAAGGATATATAAGTGGTGATTTTAGTCAAGGGCGAGATGGTAGTGGTGGTACAAGTAATTCAAGAGTAAATTACCCAGGTAGTCCAGGTTATCACGGAGGTGGTGGTAGAGGACCAACAACTCCTTTTGACCCTTCTCCTACTACTCCTGGTGTTGGTGCAAATGGAAGTGGACAAACTGGTTCAAACACTGCTGGTGGTGACGGAGTAAATTGGCCACAACAATTTTTTAGAGGTGGAGGTGCATACAACCCACCTTCTCCTGGTCAATATGAAATGGGAGGCGGTGGCTCTGGTTATAGAGGCGGCGGCGGTGGTTACAATAGTGGTGCAGGTCAAACTGGTAAATCTGGAGCAGGAGCTGGATTTCATGATACATCAATAGTTCCAGCACCTTCAATTACAAATGCACCTAATCCATATCCACAAGCATCAAGTAATAGTGAATCTGCATTTAAAGCTGATTTATATCCTACATTACCAACAAGTGGAAAATCTTTATTTGATACAAATGCACCTGAGGTTGGTGATGGTTCTAATGATTCAAAATCTGGAGACTATCCATTAAACGGTTCAGATGGTGCAGTATTTTTACAGTTTCAAGGACAAACCACTAATTCATCTATGACTTTAATATCAGATACATTTACAGCACTATCTGTTCCGACAACTGCAAGAATTGTTGTCTTCGGAGAATTACCAGACGGTACAAGTGATTTTACAGTTTCTGCAACCAGGGACAATACTACATTTAATACTATAACATTAACTGATGAAGGATTTCAGGCAGGGTCTTCTGGTATCAAAATATTTACAGGTAGTACACCACTCACAGGAACAGCATCGCCTCAGGTAGCATTAAGATGGAAAGTAGTAGGGTCGTCATTGACAGGTGCTAATAAAATTCATGGTGTGGCATTGCAATGGGCATAACAAATCAATATCTAGGTAATCCTAATTTAAAAAAAGCATTTGTAACTCAAGAGTTCACAAAAGAACAAATACTTGAGTTTCAAAAATGTATGAAAGACCCACAGTATTTCATAGAAAAATATATTAAAATTGTTTCTTTAGATAGGGGTCTTATATCCTTTGATATGTACCCATTTCAAAAAGATATGGTGGGCACTTTTCATAATAATCGTTTTTCTATTTGTAAACTACCAAGACAATCTGGTAAGACTACAACTATGGTTTCTTATATATTACATTATGTTTTATTCAACGAAAGTATGAATGTGGCAATACTTGCAAACAAAGCTGCGACTGCAAGAGATATATTGTCAAGATTGCAACTTGCATATGAAAATTTACCTAATTGGTTACAACAAGGTATCATGTCATGGAATAAAGGTAGTCTAGAATTAGAGAATGGTTCACGAATAGTAGCATCTTCTACTTCATCAAGTGCAGTTCGTGGTGGTTCTTATAATATGATATTCTTAGATGAGTTTGCATTTGTACCTACAAATATCGCAGAAGAATTTTTTAGTTCAGTTTACCCTACAATTTCATCTGGTCAATCAACTAAGGTAATTATTGTATCGACACCAAATGGCATGAATATGTTTTATAAATTATGGATTGATGCAGAACAAAAAAAGAATAGTTATATACCAATAGATGTACATTGGTCAGAGGTGCCAGGCAGAGATGAAAAATGGAAAAAAGAAACGATTGTAAATACAAGTGAATCTCAATTCGCAAAAGAATTTGATGGTGA